GGTCGTTCATACGCTCCGAAATTTTTTAGCGACTGAAGAAGGTAGGGGTTTACAAGTTTACTATAATAAAAAGTAGTGGTTTACAAAATTAAATTATGCTTATAAGCATGGCAGAATTAGCAATGCTAAAAAACGTGTCAAGGCAAGCGGTTTCAAAGAAAATAAAGACAGGCAAACTTGATGGTGCAATTGTCAACCATAATGGGAAAAAGAAGGTTAACAAAGAAGAAGCGTTTCGGTTATGGGATTTACAAGCACCTCCAAGCAAGGATACAACTGTTAGAAAGCAGTTAAAAGAAGAAATAGACCTTAAATTAGAAAATGACATCCCCAGTTATGGAGAAAGTAAAGCAAAAAGAGAATATTTCTTGGCAGAACTGGCAAAATTAGATGTTGAACAAAAAAGGGAACAGCTAATAGACGTAGAGATAGCAAAAAAATCAGGATTTGCAAAAGGTAGAGCGATTAGAGAGTCATTATTAAATATTGCAGATAGGTTAGCTCATCAGATCGCAGGCGAAGATGACCCTGGTGCTATACATAAAATACTTACAGAAGAACATAGAGAAGCACTAGAAAACTTATCATCATGAACGAATGGGAAAAGGCTTTTAATGATGGGTTAAAGCCAATGGAAAGGCTAAGTGTCAGTGAGTGGTCTAATAAATATAGACGTTTAAGCGTTAAGAGTTCTAGTGAAAGCGGCAGGTTTCGTACTAGTAGGACTCCTTATATAGAGGAGCCTATGAATTGTTTATCTGCACATGACGACACAGAACGTGTGGTAATGATGTTTGCTTCTCAAACAGGAAAAACTGAAAGTATGAACTGCGCTTTAGGTTACTTTATAGATCATGCCCCTGCCCCTGCGCTTATCGTAAACAGCACTATCGAAATGTCAAAGCGTCTAAGTAAACAAAGACTAGATCCGATGATAGAAGAAACCCCTGTCCTAAAAGCAAAGATTGCACCGCCTAGAAGTAGAGACAGTAGTAATACAATGATGGCGAAAGATTTTCCAAATGGGTTTTTTATTCTTACTGGTAGTAACTCTGCTACAGGGTTAAGAAGTACTCCCTGTAAATATGTTTTGATGGATGAGGTGGATTCTTTTGTAACGGATGTAGATGGTGAAGGTGATCCTGTAGAACTTGCTATAAAACGTGCGACAACTTTTCCAAGGCGAAAAATACTTCTTACAAGTACACCGACAATAAAAGATTTTTCAAGAATAGAAGCAGAATATTTAAAATCGGATCAACGGATTTATAAAGTGCCATGCCCACTTTGCGGAGAATACCAACCCCTAGAATGGAAACAATTAAAGTTTGATAACGATAATTTAAAAGAAACTAAATATGAATGTATTTCATGTAAGGGTTTATTTGATGAAAGACATAAGACAAAGATGTTAAGGCAGGGCAAATGGGAACCTCAAGTAGAAGGTGATGGGATAACAAAAGGATATCGGCTCAACGGTTTATATAGTCCATTGGGGTGGCTGTCATGGGAACAGTTATCAAGAGAATTTCTAGCAGCTAAAAAAGATGCACCATTATTAAAAACATTTGTTAATACTCGATTATCAGAAACTTGGAGTGATGATTTTGAAAGTGCATTAACTGCTGAAGGTTTATTGAAAAGATGTGAAGGATATGATGAAGGTTCATGCCCTGATGGAGTTTTATTAATAACTCAAGGTGTTGACTGCCAAAAGGATAGATTAGAAGTCAGTACATGGGGATGGGGTGCTAACGAAGAATCATGGCTTATTGAACATTTTGTTATAGATGGTGATCCTCATCAACCACAAGTATGGAAAGAGTTGGATTTTTTTATAAATAGAGAATATGAACACGCAAATGGTAAAACAATAAAGCCTGTTATGACAGCTATTGACTCAGGTGGTTTACATACTTCCGAAGTTTATCAATACGCAAGAGAAAGGCAGGCACAAGGAGTGATAGCAATAAAAGGACAATCACAAAGAAATAAACCTCCTATCGGAAAACCTACAAAAGTAGATATAAACATAAAAGGCAACAGTTTAAAAAAAGGAGCTTTAGTTTATCCAGTAGGTTCAGATACAATTAAAAATACATTAGTCGGAAGATTAAAAAGTAACAAAGAAGATAGTATTGCTTATATACATTTCCATGCAACAACAGGAGAAGAATATTTTAAACAAATAACAAGTGAGAGACAACAATTAAAAACTAATAGAGCAGGTTTCCAAGTTGCAATGTGGGTAAAGAAACCTAATCAAAGAAATGAAGCTTTAGATTGTTGGGTATATAGTTATGCAGCAATGGTTTTATATATAAGTAAATTCCCTAGAAATAAAGTTTGGGGATTATTAGAAAATAAATTAAATGAATTAGATAATGTAGTTAAACAAAAAAAAGGTACAATAAAAAGAAGGCCATCAAATGACTTTGTTAACAACTGGTAAACATTATGTGGAAATCTGACCTACCAACTGTCATAACTGCTGGTACTACTATCGAATGGGTGGATGAAGCAACGACTGCGGGTATAAATAAAACTATAAGCTCACCTGATTGGACATTAGAATATTATTTAAGAACAAATACGGCTAGTGAAGGTCATACAGCAACAGGTACTCAATATTCAGAGAGTACAGGATGGCAATTTACAATAAGTGCTACTGATAGTGCTGGTTTTGCTGCTGGTAACTGGTTTTGGGTTGCTAGAGCATTTAAAAGTTCTGATGTATTTGAAATTGGAAGTGGTGAATTAGAAGTAAAACAAAACTTACAATATACTGGTACACCTTCTGCTATTGATAATAGATCACAAAATGAAATTGATTTAGATGCTGTAACCGCTGCAATTCGAGCTATAATAGCTGATAAGGCATCAGAATATTCTATAGGTAATAGAAGATTTAAACGTATTGATTTACCAGAACTAAGAGCAAGAGAAGCAGAATTAAAAGCTAGAGTATTCAGCGAAAAGAGGTATAGTTTAATAAGTCAGGGTTTAGGAGACCCTAAAAACCTCTATGTACGCTTTTAGGTAACTTAAATGGGTTTAATTAATGCTTGGAGGGGCTTAATTTCCTCTAATGATGATCTAAATAAACGTAGAAATCGCTTAAAAAGGATGTATTCGGGTGCAAGAGTAGATAGAACGAACCTTTCTTGGATAACACCTTTATCTTCTCCTGATCAAAGTTATAAAAATTCTATTAATACATTACGCAAAAGGGTACATGATTTAGTACGAAATAATAACTATGCAGCACAGGCCATAAGATATGCAACGAATCAAATTGTAGGTCAGGGTGTAACAATGCAAGCCCAGATTAAAAGTCAGCGTGGGGGAACACCTAATACAAGAATTAATGAGAGTATAGAAAGTGAATGGAGTAGATGGGGTAGAAAAGATAGCTGTGATATTCGTGGTGTTCTTTGTTTTTCTGAATTAGAAAGATTAGCTGTCAGATCAATGATAGAAAGCGGAGAATGTTTTATTGTTATCCATAGAAAAGCATACGGAAGAAGTAAAATTCCTTTTTCATTAGAAGTATTAGAAGCAGAACAGTTAGATGAGGATTATAAAGGTGCTACTAAAAGCAATAAGAATGTATGGCGGTTAGGAATAGAGCTAAGTCCAGAAGGTAGGGCTGTAAGTTATGCGTTCCTAAAAAAACATCCTGGTGATACAAACTTTGCAACAGTACCAGAAGAAAGAAGGCATATTATTGTGCCTGCTAAAGATGTTATCCATTTGTTTATGCCGCTAAGACCAGGCCAACACAGGGGAGTCCCATTCTTAGCTAGTGCTATAAACCATTTACATCAATTAGATGGATATATAGAAGCAACAGTAGTTGGACAACGTGCAAGCTCTGCACTAATGGGATTTATTACAAGTCCAGAAGGTGAACTAGATGCAGGTGGTGAAGTATTTGATTATGAACGTGTAAGCGGATTTGAACCTGGTTCTTTTAAATATCTAGCACCAGGAGAATCTATATCTGTACCTGATTTAGATAAAGCTAATGGAGAGTTTGAACCATTTGTAAGATCAATGCTCAGAAGCATGGCAAGCGGTTTGGGGTGCAGTTTCGAGGCTATAAGTTCTGACTACAGTCAATCTAATTACAGTAGTAGCCGCCTTGCAATGCTACAGGATAGAGATCACTGGAGAACAATACAGAAGATGTTAAAGGAAAGTTTTTATCAACCTATATTTGAAGCATGGTTAGAAATGGCAGTATTAAGTGGCACATTGTCATTGCCAACATATTCAACAACACCCGAAGTATATGAAAAGGTTAGATGGGTTTGTAGAGGTTACAGCTATGTTGACCCACAGAAAGAAATAGCGGCACAAAAAGAAGCAGTTCGGTGTGGATTTAAAACTTTAACTGATGTAGTTTCTGAAAGTGGTGGAGACATTGAAGAGTTATTAATAGCAAGACAGACAGAACTAGCAAAACTTGATGAATTAAACATTATTACTGATAGTGATCCATCAGCTACTAATAAATCAGGTGGTTCACAATATAAACCAGTAGGCACTATTGATCCTTTTGGTGATACGCAACCACCCACAGGTGAGGATGCAGAAAATGCAGCGGATGGTTCTGATGGCAGTTATTAGTGGTACAGAAATAGACCTTATGCCTACAACTGGTATGAGAGAAGAAGCACAAAGATATAAAGATTGGAAGTCAGAAGGTGAGGCAGGTGGTACAGAAGTTGCAGCAAGAAGAGCAACACAAATATTAAGCGGTAATGAACTAAGTTCAGATACAGTAATACAGATGTCAGCGTGGTTTGCAAGACATGAATCAGATAAAACTGGACAAGGCTTTACACCTGATGAAGATGGCTACCCAAGTAAAGGCAGAGTAGCGTGGGCGGCCTGGGGTGGTGATGCAGGGAAAAGTTTTTCTGATGCAAAATCAGCTAGAATACAAGAATTAAGAAACAATGATTCAATGGCTAAAACAAAACGCTCAAAAGCTAAACGTGCAGAACCAGATGAGTTATCAGTAGGTGATTCTGTTAGATGGGGTGCAAGTGGCGGCACTGCTAGAGGTGTTATAGATTCTATTGAACGTGATGGGACTATAAATGTACCTGATTCTGATTTTGAAATTACTGGTACAGAAGATGACCCTGCTGCATTAATCACTGTTTATAGAGAAAATGACGGAGAGTATGAAGCAACAGATGTAAAGGTAGGTCATAAATTCAGCACACTAACTAAGATAAATTCATTAAGAAGTGTTACAACTGTATTTAAACGTAGTGGTGAGACATCTTTTTCTGAGAAAGACGAAAATACATATGAGTTTAGTTTTAGTTCTGAGTATCCTGTAGAAAGATCCTTTGGAACGGAAATACTAAGTCATGAGACAGGTTCTATAGATTTTGGTAGGTTAAACGGTGGAGTTGCGCCTGTGTTATGGAATCACGATATGGATTCTGTTATTGGTATTGTTCGTAATGCATATTTGGACAAAGATAAGAAAAAAGGTAGAGCAGTTGTTGAATTAAGCAGAAATCCTAAGGCACAGGAAGTAAAAAGAGATATAGATGACGGTATTCTAAGTGCAATTAGCGTAGGCTATCGCATTTTAGAGATGGAAGAAAGAGAAATAAACGGATCTAACGCTTTTCTGGCCACTCGATGGGAGCCACACGAGGTGTCAGTTGTGGCAAGTCCTGCTGCGTCCGATGTTGGTTTAGGAAGAGGATTAATTGATGAAAACACCATGCCTAGTGCTAAAAAACAAGATATAGTAGAAGATAAGCGTGTAAACGCAGCGTCAACTGACGCACAACCGTCAAATTCTAAAAAACAACTAACTATGGAAAAAGAACAACTTGATCTAGAAGTTGTGCGTAGTGAAGCTACTAAAAAAGCAGCATCAGCAGAACGCACAAGAATTAAAGAAATCAACTCCATGTGTGCAAAGCGTGGTTTTGGTGATTTAGCAGATCAACTAATCAATAATGGTTCTTCTGTTGATTCATGCAGACAGGCAATCTTAGAGAGAATAGATGCAAAGCCTGTTGAAACTGCAAAGCCTATTGAAGAGCAGTTATCACCTAAAGAAAGACAACAGTACGCTAGAGATTACAAAATCACATCTGGTATCAGAGGTCTTATCACAGGTGATTGGTCTGATAAATCTTCTGGTTTTGCTAGAGAGATTTCACAACAGATTGCTAAAGATTCTCAAAGATCTAACAGCAACGGATCTATTTTTATTCCTTATGGTGCTTTAGCTCAGAGGGCGACTTACGTCACTTCGGGGGCTACGACTGGAGGTAACATTGTTGCTACTGATCTTTTGGCAGACGATTTTACTGAGGCTTTAAGGAATAACACGGTTATGGTGGGCCTGGGGGTTCAGACACTTTCTGGCCTTGTAGGAGATGTCGCGATACCTAGAAGATCAGGTGTTGCTTCAACAGGGTACTTAAGTTCTGAAACAGGTGCATTGTCTCAAGCTGAGTCAACATTTGACCAAATTACAATGACACCAAAGACACTTGGTACATTGTCTAAATATTCTAGAAATATGCTTATTCAAGCAACTCCAGGAATTGAAGATTTGATAAGGTCAGATTTAAGCTCAGGCATAAATATTGGTATAGATCTTGGAATCCTTAATGGTAGCGGTAGTTCTGGGCAGCCTACCGGCCTCCTTCAAACTTCTGGTATTGGTTCTGTTGCAATGGGTACTAACGGTGGTGCTATTACAGTAGACGCTCTAGTTGATCTAGAAACAGCCATGATGGAAGATAACGCTGCTGTTAATGCTGATTCTATTTCTTATGTAACTAACGCTAAGGTATTAGGTGCTATTAAGAAACTAAAAACATCAGGTGGCGAGTATCTTGTTAACAACAACCTACAGGCAATAGGTAGAGGCGGTACACCATTAGTAGTTAATGGATATCCTTTAGCAATGACTAACCAAGTACCTAGCAACCTCACAAAAGGTTCTACTTCTGGTTCTTGTTCTGCTGTGCTTATGGGTGACTTTAGTCAATGTATCTTGGGCTTGTTTGGCGCGGGGCTGGAAATTACAGTTGGTGAAGATAGTGACGACTTCGCGAAGAACTTAACATCTGTTAAGGGTGTAGTTGCATTTGATGTAGCTGTAAGACATGCTCAGTCATTCGCAGCGATCTTAGACGTAACCACATAATTGGTTTACTATAGGGGGTAGCTATCTACCCCTTTTTTTTTATGAAAATTAAGTGCCTAAAAAATGTTTGTGCTAGTGGTGTAAGTTTAGAATCAGGCCAAACTTATGATCTGTCAGAAAAAGACGCAGAATTATTAATTTCAATGGGTAGGGCAGAAATCTATACACCAAAACCAAAAGTAAAAAAAACAACAACTAAAAAGTAAATGCCATTTACTGAAGATGTAACAACACAAAATGTATATCTAGATGATTTTGGTGTTAGCTGTACATCAGGTGGTACTACTGCAAAAGGAATCTTAGAACAGCCTGATCAAATACTGGCAGGGGATATGATTATAAGTACTGAATATGAATTGATTACAAAAACATCTGATTTTGGTTCTTTAACATCAGGTTCATCTATTACTGTTGATAGCGTTGCATATACTGTAAGAGATCTAAGAAAAGAAAATGATGGTGTATTTTGTCGTATTAGTCTACAGAAAACATAATGACTACTAAAAGAGAAACAATATTAGCAAGAATAGCAACAGTACTTGCAGGTACTACAGGTGTATCTGATCGTATCTTTAGAAGTCGTACCACTGCATTTACAAGGGCAGAAACTCCTAGTATTATTATTGAGCCTCAAAATGATGTAGTAGAACAAACAACATCACTGCCAACTTTAGACCATACATTAACTGTAAGAATTAGTATAGTTGTAAGAAGTGGTACACCACATCAAACGGCAGATCCAACTGTAGAAAATATGCACAGTAGATTAATGGCAGATTTAACAGTTAATGGTAATGCCATAGATATACAACCTGCGGATACTTCTTTTGAATTTATAGATGCTGATCAGTCAGGCGGTATAATCGGTTGCGAGTATGACATTAGATATAGAACAAATGTTGATGATTTGAGTTCATGATAGTTACATTATTTCTATAAGGGTTTATGATATATACATAGTGTCTATTAGGTAATCAAGTAAATGCCAAAACTACATAGAAAAAGATCCTTACTTGCAAAAATTGAAGGCAGTTATGGAAGCGACCCTACTGCAACAGGTTCAGCCAACTATGTAGAGGTAGTTGATTTAGAAATAGAACCAGTAGCAAGTGATGAAGTAGAACAGGAAACTATTAGACCTTATCCTGGTAATTATCCTGTTTTATTAGCTAATACAAGAGTTAATCTTAGCTTTGGTGTTTTTATGGTAGGTTCTGGGAGTGCAGGGACAGCCCCAAAATATGACCCTATTTTAAAAGCCTGTGGTTTATCAGCAGCTACAGTTTCATCTACATCAGTTACCTATACACCTTCTACATTAGCTACACAAAGTAGTGTTACTTTTTATGTTAACTATGATGGTGTAAGACATAAGGTAACAGGTTGCAGGGGAACATTTTCTATTAGTTGTGCTGTTAATGAAATACCTCGTATAAATTTTGAAATGCAGGGGATATTTAATACACCAACCGATCAGGCGCTTCCGACTGTGACGAAATCTCTCCAGCCGGATCCTGTGCTTTTTAAAAATGGAAATACCTCTAGTTTTTCTGTATTTGGCTTTTCTGGGGCTTTACAATCTTGGGAGTTAGAGTTTTCTAATGAAGTTATTTATAGAGAGTTAGTAGGCGGTACTAAAGAAGCTCTTATAACAGACCGTAGACCTTCAGGAACTATGGTTATTGAGGCAGTGGCATTATCATCCAAAAACTTCTTTACACTGGCTACAGGTACAACTACAGGCACAAACACATGGAGTCACTCAGGCGGTGCAGGTAATATTGTTACTGTATCTTGTCCACAAACAGATTTAGGACAGCCTACCTATGAAGATTCTGATGGTATAACAATGCTTAGTCTCCCATTCTACGCAACTCCAACAGATGCAGGGTCAGATGAGTTTTCACTAGCTTTCACCTAGTTGCTAAGTAGTAGAAAAGGGTTTACCCTAGAAAAGATTATAAAAAATTTATGTTTATTTTAAAAAAAGAGGCAACCTTTACACAGCCTATTAAGTTTTATACGCCCTCAGATGGCGGTTTACAAAAAGAAGAAACCTTTGACGCTGTTTTTAAAATTATTCCACAATCTAGAATAAATGAAATAAGAGAACAAGCAGATAAAAAACAAAAAGAACTAGATGAAGGTATTACAGACGGTGAAAACATTAGTGACGTTCTTATAGCAGATGAAATTTTAGTAGGATGGGATGGTATTACAGATGGTGAAAAAGAAATACCATACTCAAAAGCTACAAAAAAACTTATCTTAGAATATCCATTGCTTGCAAATACCTTAGTTGAGATTTATTTTGCAGAACTAACAAAACAGAAAACAAAAAACTAGAAGGGGCTGCATTATTTTGGTGTGGTGATCGTGTTATAGATGATACTGCTAAAGATGATGCTGTACTATTTGATCAGCCCATAGAAGAAAAAAAAGAAGAAGAAAAAACATTTGAAGTTTTGCCCTCTAATTGGTTAGCGATGACAATATTCGTACAAATTCAGACTCAATGGAGGATAGATCAGGGTGTTCTTATTGGCCTTGATTACAATGCTTTACAATGGATTTTTAAGCTAAATAAAAAACAAATAAAAAAACCTTTAGAAATACTTGCTGACTTACAGGTATTAGAGGCTAAAATAGTAGAAACTGTAAACGATAAAAATAAATAATGGATCTTTCTACCTCATATACAATAAAGGCGCAAGTTACGGGACAAAATCAAATAGGTGGATTAAAAACTGGCCTAGATAAATTAAAAACATCATCTAATAATGCTGCTGGCGCAATGGGTAAGCTTAAAAATGCAGCTGGTCAAGCATTTGGCGCTTTAAAAGCATTAGCGCCTGCTATAGGTGTTGCAGGTCTAGGCAAGTTAGTAAATGACACTTTACAGTTAGGAGATCAATTAGAAAAGATGAGTCAGAAAACAGGTTTAGCTGTACCTGTATTAGATAAGTTAAGACAAGCTGCTGACTTAGGAGGTACAGAATTTAAAACATTAAGTCGAGCATTACCCACCCTTGCTAAAAATATGCAAGATGCATCAGATGGAGTAGGTACTGCTAAAGAAGCTTTTGATAGGCTCGGTTTAGGTGTTACTAATGCAGATGGTTCACTAAAATCATTAGACACAATGTTTTTTGAAATTGGTGACAAGATAAAAAATATGGATGATAGAACACTAGCTGCTGCAAACGCTGCTGAATTATTTGGTACTGGTATGGGTGCAAAATTAATACCAATAATGAATCAAGGTAGTGAAGCTATACAAAATTTAAGTACAGGTTTTACTCAGTTAAGTGCTGAACGCATGGCGAAATTTAATGATAATGTTGCTCAAATGGGTGAAAAATTTAATGTACTAAAAGTACAGCTTACAGAAGCGTTATTACCAATTCTTAGTAAATTAGTAGATATTATATCTGCAGGTGCTAAAAGATTTGCTGCTTTACCTGGCCCTGTTAAAGCTATAAGTGTTGCTTTTGCATTGCTCTTGCCTACTATCGGGGTTGTTGTACCTTTATTGGCTACAATGGTTATTTCTTTTAAAGCAATAGCTGCTGTTAAATTAGGTGTTGTAATAGCAAAAATAACAACTGCTTTTGGTGGGGTTTTAGTTGCTGTTAAAGGGGCTTTAGCTGCTTTTGCACCTCTTTTAGCTGGCGCAGCAATACCAGCAGCAATTATAGGTTTAGGTGTTCTTATATTTAAATTTAGAGATCAAATTGGGGCAGCGTTTCAGGCAGTAGGTCAGTTTATTCACAATGCTTTTTCGCCTTTAACTGATTTTATAGGAAATGTATTTAATGGTGCAATGGATATGGCTAAAAATGCTTTCAACAGACTACCTAACATTGTTCAAGAGGCAATAAAATTTGCAACCGCACCCTTAAGAGGATTTATAAATTTTTTACAAAAAATTCTTCGTTTGTTAGGTAAAGTAAGAAGCGCAAAGGCAAATCCACCAAAACCACCAAGATCGACTAGTAGTACAGCATCATCTGGTTCATCTTCATCTGGTTCATCTTCATCTGGTTCATCTTCATCTGGTTCAATGCCTTCTTTACCTCGTACTTATGGCTATGAAGAATCTAATTTAAGTGCCGGTAATGTTGGGGCTGCATTGGCAGCATCTACCCCTACCGTTACTATGCCAAGTCGTAATTCTAGTAGTCTTTCCGCAACAAGGCTTCCGAGTGGCGGTTATTCAATTACTCAAGAACGAAAACCACCTAAAGCACCAAATATAAATATACAAACTGGTAACGTTGTACAAATGGACAATAAAAATTATGTTACAACTCAGGATTTGCAAAGGGCAGTATCAAGTGCAACTAAACAGACTTTTAATTATATTGAAGCAGGTGGAGTAAAACACTATTTATAATTATGGCTAATTTTGATATTTTAACTTTTCTTGAATATTACCCAGACAAATCTAGTGTACTAGATAGTAATGGTAAAAGATCTCCTACAATTGCACATCAAAATTTTTATCAATCTGCTCAAAATCTTACAGCAGATTCAGCTATAGATCAAAGTATTAATTTTACATATCTTGCTTTTGATGCAAATGGGTTTGCTTCTACAGAAGCTAGTGATATTAATTCATTAACGATAAATATTGCCGCTACTGCTTCTATTGTAGATTTAACAGAAATCGCTATGACAGGTGATAGATTAGTTATTGCATCTTTATATGTACAATCTATAGGGCAAGATCTTTTTAGTAATTCTGCTTCATTAGTTTGTAGATATATTGGTACAATAGACAATGCATCAATTAATGATACTACTGTTACTTGGACTGTTACACCTGCAATATCAAAACAAAGGGCGCAAGTTCCTACCAAAAGAATTAGTAGCGATTTGTTAGGGAGGTTTGTTGCTCCATGAATAATATTGTTTTTGCTATAGATATAAATGCTGTATTAGAAGATGATACAGAAGTTACAGGTGTAACAGGTGTTTTTATTGACAACAATAGGGTTTATAAATTATCAGATGGTACTGTTTTATCTGGTACAAAAAAAATAAAAACTATTAAAAGTGCTGAAAATATAGATGCGGCAGAATATTTAATAAATATAATGTCTTTAGATAAATCTTAAATATATTATGGGTAGTATTACACAAAATTTAGATGAAATTTTAGACGATGATGGTTTTGTTAAAGGTAGTGGTGGCTATTATATTGGTGGGCATAAACCTGTACCTATTGGGACTGTTTATCGTGGCCCTGCCTTTAGAGGGCGTAGACAATCAATATCAAAAGTTGGGCAAGATTCTCAGATATTAGATGAAAGTTTAGAAAATTTTAAAAAACCAAAATCAGATTTAGACGTTAAACAAAGAATAGCAAGTACAGGTGAAACAGTGCCTATAGTATTTGGTCATAGACTAGATGATAAAAATATTGGTGGTGTATGGATTCAACCTAGTTTACTAAAAGCAGGGACATTTAATTTTAGGCAATCTTATTTATTCGCAATATCACAAGGTGAAATAGTGAGTAGCCCTACAAGAAGCACATCATATACAGGTACGAAAAAAATTCAATTATTAACAGATCAAACAATTACCACAACTAATATTTTTAATTCAGCGGCAACATTAGCTGCTAGTCCTAATACTTGTCCAATACAAGGAACAGGACTATTTTGTGGTTATGAAAACTACTCATATTTAACTAAAGTAATCCCTGCATCTTCAGGTGATGTTATTATTAAAGTGCCAGATCTAAAAAAAGATTATTTTTCTTTTAACTATTTAACAGTTGGTACAGGTGATACAAGTAATTCAAGATTTACAGTATCAACGCAAGTATTTGATGCGGAAACAGGTGTAAACGTTACAAATAATATACAAGCAAATACTCCTTTATTTGTAGGACCAGGTGTAACAACTTTTACTTACAATACAAGACGAGACGGCCCAAATGGATTAAGCGGAAATTTATTAGGTGGTTTTCCTGTTGGTCACATTTTAAGCTTAATTAATATTACAAATGGTGCATTAGGCTCACCATTTAATGCAACGACAGTAGCGGCTGGCATTAGAACTCAAGCAGATTTAGATAAAATAAATGCAATGAATAATGGGAAGAGCCAATTTTATCGGAAATTTACTTTTTCATCAGTTAATAATCAAGTTTTAGCAACTAATCCAGCCAGCACAGGGACTTTAACTGGGGTGCAAGTAGAATATATTATTGCCAATAGAAGTAATATAAATGTCTATACTGGTTTAGATAATTCAAGTTATGCTGATATTACTTTTTTATCAATTGCAGGTCAGTTAGTTGATGGAATTTACGAGGGCACTTATCCCTCAGATGTAAAACAAGTATATGTATTCTATGCACAAGGTGTAAAAGTAGATTTATATAGTCAAGGATTATCAGGCTCTTCTTATCAGCAAGGCGCTAGTAATCAGTTTGTAGATTTAGCAATGCATTTATTTAAAATTTATAAAAAAATTGATGGTAATAATACCGCTGATATAGTTGCACCTGTTGATACTACAAACTTACAATCTTTAGCTCTATTTAATCATAATAATGATATGTATTTTAACGGTTTTGTATCAAAATCTGTAAATATCATTGATTATATAACATCAATTGCACCATATTATTTTTTAGCTTTTTTATCTGTGGGAGGTAAATATAAATTTGCGCCAACTTTACCTATAAATAGCAGTAATCAATTTGATACAACTGCTTTAACACCTGTTGCTACATTTACTGAAGCAAACATTATAAATAATACATTTGAAAAAATTTATCTAAATGTAGAGGATAGAAGAGAATTTATTGCTAATGTTATTTATACACATTGTGTCCCAAGCGAGGTTTCAAAATCTAAAACAGTTACACTAAGATTTAGTAGTACGTCTTTAGATGCACCTACTGAACAATTTGACATATCAGAATGTTGTAGCAGTGTAAACCATGCAATATTATATGCAAAATATGAATTAGCAAGACGTAAACACAGCAGCCATGATATAAGTTTTTCTACACCATTAGTAACAACAACAATAATTCCTACAAATCTTATAAAAGTACAATTACAGAGGGAAAACAGCGCTGGAGATAATAGAACAGAAATAAATTATTATCAAGTCACAAGCATTACATATGATAATAATGGAATTAGCAATATACAAGCCTCACATTTTCCTTTAGATGCAAGTAATGTTTCAGAAATAACAAAAGAAATGTTAACTGGTACGTTTACAACTCTACAATGACTACTTTTCCTTCTTTAGAACCTTTAAAAACAAATTTATCTTATGGTGATTATCCTATAAATAAACACCAAGGCTTAAGCGGTGCAAATGTTAGATTTAAATTAGCTAATAAAAGAATACAACAGATTTTAATTATAGAATATGAACATTTGACAGAAACAGAAGCACAAAGTTTAATAAGTCATTTTAATGATCAAAATGGTTCAATAGTACCCTTTGATCTTTCTGCTTCAATTTGGTCTGCATGGTCAACACCACCTATAAATAATAGCGATTATCAATGGAGATATACAAAACCTTTAAGTGTAAGCTTATCAGCACCTAATCTCTATAGTATTTCTATTGAGCTAATAACTGTTCCTTTATAATGGCAACTTTTCCCTCTATTATTCCTAGTAGCAGATTATTTATTACTGGGGATTTTCCTAGCAATATAATTTCCTCATCTACTGGTGTTACTACAGGTTTCAGAAGTGGTAACAGACGTATAGAACAAGTATTACAATTAGGTTTTTTAAATTTAACAGAAACGCAAGTTAATTTATTAAGAACACATTTCGATGGTCAAAGTGGAAGTTTTGAGATATTTTTATTATCTTCCAGTGTTTGGTCAGGTTATGCATCCCCACCTGTAGCCTTACAGAGTGACGTTGCGTGGCTATATTCAAAACCTCCAATAATTACAGATAGTGAATTAACTAGTAAATGGGATGTTGAAATAGAATTAGTAACAGTTCCTATTGATACAGGAGATTTAATTTATGATGCTGGTGATTCTAGTGCAACTGCAAGAGCTAATATATTAGATGCCTTAACAAGTAGCTCAACACCTGCTAGAACTAATATAATAGATGCAAGGAACTCTGATTAATTATGACAGTAACTATAACTGCTTTACAAAAACAAAGAAGAGATACAGCTAGTAATTGGACTTCAAACAATACTGTATTACTTGCAGGTGAATGGGGAATAGAATCAGATACCAAAAAATTTAAGATAGGTGATGGATCTACAGCATGGCAATCTTTAGAATATGTACCAATACCAGATACAAATAGATTATTAACAGGTAATTTAACCGTTGGTACTAATTTAAATGTTAGTGGAAATGCAGTAGTTACAGGAGATTTCCAAGTAAATGGAACTACTACAACTGTAAATACTACTAATCTTGATATTGAAGATAAAAATATTACTCTTGGCAAAGTTTCAAGCCCTTCAGATACTCTTGCAGATGGCGGTGGTATTACCTTAAAAGGCTCAACAGATAAAACTATAAACTGGGTAGATTCTACAGATTCTTGGACCTCATCAGAACATTTTTCTGTATCTGGTCAAAAAGAATTTAGGTATCTAGACTCTGATTCATCACATCATGTAGGATTTAAAGCACCTGCTACGGTTACATCTAATGTTGTATGGACACTACCAGCTACAGATGCGGGGGTTAGTGGTTACGTTCTAGCTAGTGATTCTAGTGGTAATTTAAGTTGGGTTGACCCAGGTTCTAGTACTAACCCAACATTTACAGGTGATCTAACATTACAAAATGATGGAAATATTAGAGGTTTTGCAACAGTACAGGCAATATATACAGGATCAACAAAAACTTTAACAGTTACAGTCGCCTCTAAAACCGCTGCTCATAGATATAACGGTACTGGTTCGAGTAATGGATATAAAATAGATGGATATGAAGCACCATTTATTACCTTAACACCAGGTAGAACATATAAATTTGATCAAGCTGATAGTAGCAATGCAAGTCATCCATTAAGATTTTATCTAGAAGCAGACAAAACAACAGCATATACAACAAATGTGGCAACTGCTGGAAATCCAGGTAATAGTGGAGCTTATACAGAAATTACTGTGACTGATGACACCCCATCAATTCTACATTATCAGTGTTCCGCACACGCTTATATGGGTAATGCTGTAAGTACAAATAGCAATGCTGTTAATGCGGACAGAATTACTGATGGAACGATACCAAATGCTAGATTCCCTGCTACATTACCAGCAGCTTCGGCAGCAAACTTAACATCAATACCAGCAGCTAACATAACTGGTACACTACCAGCGATAAGTGGTGCAAACTTAACAAACTTACCTGCTGCAAATCTCAGCAATTTAAACGCTACTAATTTAACAAGCGGAACAGTACCAGATGATAGATTTCCAGCTACACTACCTGCGGCAAGCGGTGTTAATTTAACTTCATTAAATGGAAGCAATATAACATCTGGAACAATAGCAGCAGCTAGAGTTGCAACACTAAACCAGAATACAACAGGGTCAGCGGCAACACTAACAACCCCAAGAGCTATAAATGGTGTTAACTTTGATGGTTCTGCCGCTATAACTGTAACTGATTCAACAAAAATGCCACTAGCTGGTGGTACTTTTTCAGCAGAAGTAATTTTTCAAAAAGAAATAACAGAAACAGTATTTGCTATAACTGATGCTTCATCTGTTGCTTTAAATCCTATAAATGGAATGATTCAAACTTGGACATTAGGAAATAACAGAACTGCTACAGATGGCTTAACTACAGGTCAATCAATGCTGCTTATAATAACTGCTAGTGGGTCTAATTATTCATTAACTTGGCCTACTATGACTTGGCGTGGCGGTTCTGTACCTACACTAGGAGGAGCGACACCAACAGCAATAGAATTATTTAAGGTAGGTAGTACCTTATATGGTGCAAATGTTGGAGATTTAGGCTAATATGCGAAATCATCTTTTAAGGGCTGCTGCTGGTAATGTTGGCGCTGCTGGCGTAATAAAAACAGGTGCAGTAATGCATTGGGATTTTGGTGATGTTAACTGTTGGAATAGAACTAATAATGTTGTTTTAGATTTAAGTGGTAATAGTCGTAATGGTAAAATAAAACAATATAATTCATCATATGCTCTTTTAGGTCAGGTATGGACTCAATCATATAATTCAGCTAATGGAGGTTACTTAGAAGCTAGTGCAACTATGACTAATTCACCATACTATACAGATATGCCTGGTATTAGTGTTAGTGGGTCAGCTAGTTCTCAATCAGATCTTTTTCGTGTTCCTTCAGGGGGGGGCGTTAGAAATTTATGGTATTCTACGAGTTCTTCACTTGCGCCATATACCCTTGAATTTATTTATGATG